TGTATCCATGTCGTAGATTTTGGTAAGCAAGTGGCAGTTGAAAGCCTCAGAACCATTGGTACTTACTGGCTGATCCTCAATGCGCCAGACTGCGTGGTCGCTAGTACCACCGGCAACTGTGATTGATCCTGACACGCCGTAGTATCCGATTTCGCTGACATCTTCGCTCATTCGTGGAGCTGCAACAAAGTAGCAGATGTCTCGGTTAGTTTCCCAGCGAGACCAGGTATCAGTGTCTAGGTTGTAGGCGTAAAGCATGCCGTTATGCCAAACAATGCATCTGCGACCAATGATGCTTACCGCATGCTGGATGCGGTGGTTGCTTGGGTCATTGGACGCAACCATCTTCACACGCTGAGCGTTCAATGGGTAGAACAACCAGTTCTGGTACTTGTAAAGGATTCCGCCAGATAGAACGAAGTGAGCGTTCTCAAACTTGACTACCGACCACTTGTTTTCAGCACCGATGTCCTGTTGCATCGCCTGCATAGTTCCAAGGTCGGGTGTATCGCCGTAGGAGTAGCGGTAGGTTGAACGGTTACGGAAGATAACAATGTCGTTGTAGCCGAGGATCATCGAGGTGATCCATTGACCATCGCCTGTTCCGATTTCAACGTAGAAGTAGTTTCCTAGCGCATCTTTCCAAGACCAGATAGAGGTTGAGGTAGCGCCAAAGGTTGTAATGTCAGACCAGTAGACGGTGTTCGCAGTTGAAGTACCTTGAACGCCATAACCGAAGAAACGGTTCTGGAAGAGTTGGATACCGCCGAGTAGTGGCATCGTTGGGGTAGAGGTGAATGTTCCTGCTTCCCAGTAGCCACCCGAAACAGCGGTGGAGCAGAGCAGAATCTTATTATCGTACTGAGCGCAGTCTGAAGCCTTGAAGGTTGCAATCTGCGTGTAAGACTTAGCCGAGATGTCGTAGAGCCAGGTCTTGCTAGTGGTTGTGATAACCAGGTAGCGAGTTCCTGAAGCGGTGACATAGTTGCCAATAATGTCGAATGGCTGACCTGCAACTGGAGTGACGATGGTTGTTGCGCCATTTTTCTCGGCGTAGATTGGTGGGCGTGAAGTAAGCGCACCGTTAGTTGCAAACTCAAAGTTCACAATGTCAGCAAGTTCGTTATCGGCAATGGCTGACTGATCCCAGTAGTTGTTTAGACCACCAGTGAAACGCTGGAGTTCGGCACTGCGATTACGAATGATTTGCGACATTAGAAGTCCAATGGGTCAGGCATTACCGATGGGTACAGGTCAGATAGCGACACGTTATCTTTTTGGCTTAGACGGTTTAGTCCATCACGGAACTGAGCCGACTTGAATGAAGCTGCATCGAAGTTCTCATCCATCTCAAGCGCCTGAGCCATCGCATAGTTCACTAGCTCGTTGAAGTAGCGGTCAGGGATTGAGATGGTGTCACTGAAGGAGGTAATCGAGGCTGGAACCTTGATGTACTCCAACTTGAAGCCATTGGAATAAGTTGTCGCTGGGATTGGGTAGAACGAGATCATGCCTGCACGTTCCCACCAAACATTAGGGGTGTCTGCACTCTGTACGTTTAGCGGGTCAAGAGACTTGATGTACTCACGAGCCTCTTGTGGTGAAAGGTTAGTGATTGGCATCCCATTGATGTAGATTGCCTCAATGAGCAGAACCTTGTCAGATGGGAAAGTGTAGTCCTGTTGCCCTGCAACCAAATCAGTAATCTTCGTAGCTCGAAGGATTGGGTTGCTGTTTACAATCTCTCGCTGACCATCATTGATCCAGCGGAGGATTGCGACATCGGCTAACTGCGCACCGGAAGTATCGCCAAACTGCGCCCTGACTCGATCGGCAACATCGGCTCCAGTATGGGTGAACTCTTCTGCTGGCATCTTACTTCCTTAGCGTCTGACCGTTGTGCTTGTAGGTGTGCTTCTGTGACTTGAACATACTCTTCATCATGTCTCGTTTTTCAGCGAGAACTTCTTCTTCTCGCTTCGCCTCAGTAAGCTGGTATGCCATCTCTAGCAATTGTATCTTGCTTACTTCTGAGTTCGCATCGTGCATGTTGTTTTTGATTAGTTCGGCAAGTAGTCGGTGGTCAATCTCAGATTCTGCGACTGTGCGGATCAAGTAGGGTGGCACATCAAGTCTTGCTGGTCTATCCCACAATCCGTAAGGTCGCTCAGGGTTCCAACCAGGTAGGGTTTCGTTCATCCTGATTAGGTGAACCGATGGAAAAACATCCTGAATAACCTGTGCGATACGCCGATGCTCAGAACTGTAGAGTCCATCTATGCGTGAGAAGTCAATGTATTCGGTCATGTATCTAGTCTAATAAAAAACCCTCGGAGCCTACGAGACGGATAGGCTCCGAGGGAGTTTTTAGGAACGCTTAGAGTTCAGCGATGTTGCTGAGCTTAGCGTGTGCGTTACGGCGGTAAGTGCCGAGTTCGCAGTACTGGAACAGACGTGCCTGGTAGGCATCGGTCTCACCAACACGGTTCCACATCGAACCATCGCGATCCATCCAAGCCCAGTCGCGCTTGCGGTTCAGAACGAGTTCCGAAGAGGTAAGTGCGTACAGGGTGTTGCTTGGAGCAGCGTAGTCCGAGATGAACTTGATTGGCTTACCCAGTGCCTCGAACGAGAACGAACGCTGTCCACCAGTCAGTTCAGACTGGTTGGTGAACTGGCGCATGCCCTGAAGGAGGTTCCAGTAAGCGTTGTAAACACCAGGCGAAGCCAGGAATACGTCTACATCGCCACCCTGCTTGTCTACCTTCTGAACGAGGTTGATCAGGTTCAGTTCAGTAAGAGTTGCAGGAGTTGGAGGGGTTCCAAGGGTAGTAACAGTCGAAGCCCATACTGGAGTAGTGGCTGGGTCGATGCCGTGGAGGGAACCGCTGGATGCAACGATTGCGCCCAGACCAGTGATTTCCTTGTTGTAGTTGGTCGAACCGTTCGAGCTACGAACCATCTTGTCACCAGCAACGGCAGCAACCGAAGCCGAGAAAGTAATGGTCTTGGTAGTTTCGTTGATAGAAACGATAGTTACCTGCGAGCCAACAACAGAACCTGCACGGATGAACGATACAGTCATGTCTACGTCAGCCCAGGTAGTGCTGTCCATTACGATCTGGGTTCCAGTTGCAGTGGTAGCAACCGAAGCGATGGTACCAGTGCCGTCACCGTAAATCTGGCGGTTGAAGTCACGAGCAAGATCCTTCTTGAGGCCCTTGATTTCGTTGTCTACAACGTTGATGAAGCTGTTGTAGTTGTCAGCAGCCTGCTCGAAGAGCTGACCATCAACCTCGATAGCACCGTAAAGGTTCTTGAGGTAGAGGCTTGCCTGCTTGTACTTCTGTGCGCCAGCCGAAGGAAGGGTTTCGCGAATGTCACGCGCACCAATACCTACGTTACGACCAACGTGGGTGTCGAAACGAGCTTCCTTACCGTTCTGGGTAAGGTGTGCTGCGCTTGCCTGGATGTAATCTAGAGCTGGGGTCTTGTCTCGGAGCTGCTCGTGAAGGTCGCCATAGACGAGCTTCAGAGCATCCGAGGCGAAAGTCAGAATGCCCTGACCTGCCATTTTTCACTCTCCTAAAGTGATGGATGATGGGTTTTTATCTCGTCATTAGTCCCTGACCGTGAGGCTGTAACTTCCGACTATTTGTATGGTAGCACAACAAAACCCCTAGTG